CATCATTGCGGGCAATGGTGCAACTCTTGAACAAATCTACACAAAAGTTCAGTATCTACTCAGGCAGAACAGCGATATCGACAGCGGGGCAGGGTCCGTTATCGGCAAGACAGCTGATGCTCTGTTGGCATTCTCCGGTGATACGCTGCAGACTACCACGGGCGTTTATATCGACAACATTCTGTCCGCTGACAGCAACCGCATTGTGTTCAGGGACCAGAACGGCGTGGACCGAACCAACCCCTATACGGCAGCGGGTACGATTACAGCAAACGCGCCGCTCATTGGGGTAGGTTCAAGTTATCGATTGATGTTCACGTCACCTCCGGGTGCAGGCAATGACTACGGCGAGGTGTCGGCCATCACGGTAAACGACGCAAGCGGAAACCCCATCACGGGCATCATCAGCAGCAGCTCGACTGCGTTTACCTATGACTACGACGGCAACATCCAAGGTGGCTTTACGGCTGGTACAGATCGTGCAGTTACTCTCGTTGGTATTAAACCTGGTACCGGCAAGTTTGTTGCCGCTACCGGCACACTTTCTCGCTCCAAGTCGATTGTTCTTTCACTGGTTGCAGAACAAGACCGCGCCTACATCTAAGTTTTGTCCACTATACTAAATATAGATGGAGAAAAACTAATGAATATTGATTTATGTTTATTTGAGAAAATTGTTGAAGATGGTGTTCTGTGTTCCGGTTGTGATGACCGGACCGGGATTTACTGTGTTCATAATAGAATCAATAACAAGGTTTATGTTGGTTCATCATCTTCCACTAAAGGCTTCAGGGCCAGAATGCTAAATCATTTTGTGAAAACAAGAAAACCAACACTATTGACAAAGGCCATAGTAAAATATGGTTCTAAAAACTTTGATGCATATATTATTTCCGTTATAAATGATATCTCTAACATTGGTGGTGCTGAAATAGGAGCAATTGCTGCTTTCCAATCCTTGGCTCCCAACGGCTATAATCTCACAATCGGTGGTAAAGGAACTACAGGATTTTCCAGTGTTTCCGGTGCAGATAAAAATAGAGGTAAACCAAATCCAGGGGTTTCATTGGCTAATGCAAAATGCTACAAGATTGTTTCACCGGAAGGTGTTGTCCACAATATAAGAAACATGACAGCATTTGCAAATGCTCGTGGTCTAAATCCATCCCATTTAATGGCGGTTGCTAATAGGAGACCAGGTTGTCATTCATGCGGTGGCTGGACTAACGGACACGGTGATACTAAAGATTATATGAAAAGGCTTTCCACCCAAGCATATTTTGTTTCACCGGAAGGCATTGTTGTTTCCGTAAGGAACATAAACAGATTTTCTAAACATAAGGGACTTCAGCAAGGTGCAATGAATGCTTTATGGAGAAAAAAGAAAAGTTATAACCAACATCACGGATGGAGAAGAGCAACAGAAGAACAGATAGCGGTATTTGATGAATATTCTTCACCAACATGGGATTATGATAGATGGCTTATTCCTTTGACGGTGTAAATCGAATCATATCCATTTCGACCCAAAACATCATGAGTGTGCGTGATGTTTATAGCCGTTGGGCTGACTGGATGACGATATCGGACAACGCAAAATATTTACCTGCTTTCAATACCTCAGGCGGTGAATCCATTGATATTGATGCTGGCACCTCTATTCCAATCTATGCATTCCTTCAAAATAACTGGAAGATTAAACCACAGGAAAGTAACCATACATTACAAGTGACAGATGGTGTTCTTATTGTTCCAGGTGGTGGTGATCCATTCTTGGATACAGACGGCAATTATATAGTACGCATAAATTACCAACAACCAGTGCAGGCTATCACCATATCCACAGGTTCTGGTTCCTCTGGTGCAAGTGGTTTTGCTACACCATAAATAGAATTATAGGAGAATATGAATCATGAAATATGCACTTATTAACGGAGATATGAATATCATCAGGGAAAGTGAATTTGATGAGAAGCCAGATGATCCTGTTGGCAAGGGCTGGAAATGGATCAAAATCACAGAAATCATTCCTATTACAGGCGAAGATGAGAAACTTGGTGTTTTGAAAACAGAAATAACCGATAAAGAGGTTATTCATACACGGAAAATAGAGGAAATTGCCACCAATCGGATTGATGTTAATTTTATTCGTGACAAAAAACTACAGGAAACATATTCACTCAAGTTGCCTAATGAGGGTCCTATTGTTACAATGAGAATGGACAGTGGAACAATAACAAATCTTTCCAACCTAGTCATTCATGCACTTATCCTTAAAACTAGGGGTGATCACAATAGAACAACCACCTATCGTGATCTTGATAATACCAATCACAGTTTAACTCCGGACCAATTATGTGATTTGTTTGTAGCTGTTAATTTGGAAGTACAGTCGATCTATGAGGCTGCATGGCTCATTAAAGATGATGAAACACTTCCGGATACACTTAAAGAACTTAAATTAGATCCAAGGTGGCCCTAAATGATTCCCTCCACAAAAGAGCAATTGATTCAATATTGTCTCAGGGAACTTGGTCATCCGGTCATTGAAATAAATGTGGATGAGGACCAATTGGATGATCGTGTTGATCAAGCACTTGCTTTTTTCCATGATTTTCATTATGACGGAACAGAAAAATACTATCTGAAACACCAGATTAAGGCAGATGACATAACAAATCAGTATGTCACCATAGATGAGGATATCATCGGAGTCACTAGAATATTTCCACTTGGTTTGGGTAAAATGAACACCGGAAATATTTTTGATATGAACTATCAAATGCGTCTTGCTGATATTCAGAATATGGGTGGTTCTTCTGGTGGAACAATGAATATCTCCAACTACTTTGTCTCCAAGACAAACATGGAATTCATTGATCAAATACTCAATGGAACCACTCCGATAAGATTTAACAGACATACCGACAAACTACACATTGACTGGGATTGGAATACAGTCACCGAAGGAATGTGGATCATTGCGGAATGTTTCCTTAAACTGGATACATCCTATTATCCGGATGTTTTCTCTGATAGAATGTTAAAGACTTATTTAACCGCACTCATCAAGAAACAGTGGGGCAACAACCTCTCTAAGTTTAATGGAATCCAATTGCCCGGTGGTGTTACACTCGATGGTCAAAGAATACTGGCAGAAGCGATTCAGGAAATAAAGGATATTGAACTTTCAATCAGATTGGAATATGAACAACCACCAGTTTTTATAACAGGATGATACATGTCGGTAAATCCTTATTTCTCAAATTTTCCAAACACAAATAGTTCCGAACAGAACCTTGTGGAAGACCTTATTGGTGAAACCATCAAGATTCATGGTGTTGATTGCTATTACATTGTTCGTGAAAGTATATTAGGTTCAGAAATAGATTTGATCTATGGTGAAAATCCAGCATCAAAGTTTTCAAAGTTTTTCATTCTGGAAATGTATTTGGATAGCACTATGAGCAATGTTTCTGGTGGTTCCTTTGCATCCAATCTGGGATTACAGATTAATGAAAGTATTACTCTACAGGTCACCAGAAGAACATTCCAGAAGTGGGTTCCTTCTGATGTTGCACCAAGACCAAGAGAAGGTGACTTGATTTATGTACCATTTTCCACAAACCTATATGAAATTAAAAATGTGGACAATGAAAAGAATTATTACACTCTGGGAAGATCAGGTAATTTGCCGTATATGTATGAAATGTCTTGTGAATTATTCAAGCATTCACAGGAATCATTGTCCACTGGTATTACTGATATTGATGAAATTGAACTGGAAGGAAGTTATACCATCGAACTACAATTGAATCCTGCATCTTCTAACGGAAGTTTCTATCTGAATGAATTGGTTTTCCAAGGTGGCTCATATAAAAATGCAGTTGCGGTAGCAGAAGTGAAGGGTTGGTTGCCAGAAGCAAGGAAACTCAAGATTGCTAATATTCGCGGTGAATTTGCCAATACAGGTAACGTCCGTGGTGTCACTTCTGGTACGACATATAATATCACCAACTATGACCCATTGGAAGATCATACTAACTTCAATGAATCACAAAACTCATTGATTGAAATTGAAGTTGATTCCTTTATTGATAACACGGAAAATAATCCGTTTGGGAAGATATGATGCAACACTTCTATAACAGACTGAAACGGAAATATATAACACTTTTTGGTTCAATATTCAATGATATTACCTTTATCAGGTATAATTCAACATTCACACAGGAGATTGAAAGGCTCAAGGTGCCTATTTCCTATTCACCAAGAGAGAAGTGGTTATTGAAACTGCAACAGGATCCAACACTCAACAAATCAACACAGGTATCCTTACCGCGAATGTCATTCAATATGACTTCAATGCTTTATGACCCATCCAGAAAACAACAATCCGTTCTTAGGATGCCTTCACTGGCCGGTGTAAGAAACTCACAATATGTAGGTGTGCCATATGATTTTGTTTTTGAATTAAACATCATGACAAGAAACATTGATGATGGTAACCAAATCGTAGAACAGATTCTTCCTATGTTCAATCCGGACTATGTTGCATCCACCAATCTCATGACTTCGATGGGTTACATCAAGGATATTCCAATAATACTTCAGGATATTATCGAAGAAATAAACTGGGAAGGTGAATTTGATGAAACAAGGAGTGTAGTGAACACTCTCACATTCACCATGAAAGCATATTTCTGGGGCCCAATCAATCAGGCTAAGATCATCCGGAAAGTCTATGCTAATACTTTCATTGATACCGCAATGACTGCCGGTGATTATGTCTCCAAAATGAATATATCTGGTACAGGTAGAATCAAGATTGATGATGTGGCATATCAAGGACCAAACATACAGACAGCAACTGCTGCTGGTACAGTCACATATGTCAATCCATCAAATACGGTTATTACTGTAACCAACACTATGGGTAATTTCCAGACTAACAACAACATAAGATTTGCATCCACCAATGCATCCTATAACCTGGAATCATTTGATGCTTCACCTAAAAAGGCGGTGAGTATTAAAATTGAACCTGATCCAATCAATGCGGAACCGGAAGATATGGATTATGGTTACACCACAACTATAATGGAGTACTAAGAATGAGTAACAGTGTATTTGCAGATGTTTTAGATATTGATGATGAGGAATATTCATTTGAGGATCCAACCAAAAAGGTCAATCTTGTTGTAGTTGATACTGGAGATGATGAGAATGATGATTATACACTTTCACGGTCAACACTTCGTGCAATCACCACACAGGGTGCTAATGCATTATCTGAATTACTCACTGTAGCTAAGACAAGTCAAAAAGCACGTGACTATGAAGTTGCTGCTAAGTTGATTGATACACTTGCTGCACTCACTAAGGGAATGAGGGACCTACATAAAAAGGAAACCAGCCAACGTGTATCCAAACTGGATGGTGAATCAGATACCAATAGCATCAATATTGAAAAGGCTGTGTTTGTTGGTACCACCTCACAACTACTCCATGAAATCAGAAAAGATAAATGACATATAACGGTAATCCTAATCTTTCCAGAATACATGAAACACAATCACTCACACAAGATCAGGTAGAAGAATATATCAAGTGTGCTGATCCTGTTAATGGACCAATCTATTTCATCAAGAAATACATTAGAATTGTGCATGTTGATAAAGGACTTATTCCATTCAATCTATGGGATTTCCAGGAAGATATTATCAACAAGGTCAATAACAACCGTTTCGTGATCTGCAAGATGGCTAGGCAGAGTGGAAAAGCATTGGATATTAAAACACCAATTCTTACCACGGAGGGTTGGAAAACGTTTGAGACATTGATGGTTGGTGATTATGTTTATGGTGATGATGGAAAACCAACAAAAATAACATTCATAACGGAAACAATGGATAACCATGAATGTTATGATGTAAGCTTTTCGGGAATGGAATCCATTAGAGCGGATGCAGATCATTTGTGGACAGTTTCATATATCCACAGAAAAAAGGGTGTTATAAGGACAACAAAAACAACCAAGGAATTGTTTGAGCTATGCAAGGAAAATAAAAAATCAAACAAAGGTGTTTATATTGAAAACAATGAACCAATTGATTTTCCAAAAACCACATTAGAGCTTGACCCATATACATTTGGATGTTGGTTGGGTGATGGTAATTCATCCGAATATGATGATTTTTACAAAACATATGAAAAATACATAGACACTTCCGGTTTTGTATACAAAAAAAACAACATTCATGAAAATAAACATATTCCCCGTGAATACATGTTCAATTCAGTTGAAAATAGATTATCTCTACTACAAGGTCTAATGGATACAGATGGTTATTGTACTCCGGAGGGAAATTGTGAATTCTACCAGAAAAGGGAACATATTATTGAATCTTTTGTGTTCCTTTTACGTAGCCTCGGTATTAATTATACCAGAAGTCAGAAAATGATTAACAGCGAAATCTATAATATCGTTAGATTCACAACTACAAAATATAAAATGTTCCGTTTACATAGTAAAATGAAAAGGCAAAAAAAAGCAAAAGGTAAATATGAAAAGATATATATCTCCTCAATTGAACCAACCAAATCTGTGCCGGTAAGATGTATAACAGTAGATAATGAATCACATATGTTCCTTGCCGGTAAGGACTTGATACCAACACATAACAGCACAACCTTGCTATCATATCTTCTCTGGTATGTTCTATTCAATGAAAATGTGTCTGTTGCTATTCTAGCCAACAAAGGTGCAACATCACGTGAACTGCTGGGGCGGATCCAATTAGCATATGAATGGATTCCAAAATGGCTACAGCAAGGTATTGTGATATGGAACAAAGGTTTTATTGAATTAGCCAATGGCTCCAAAATACTTGCTGAATCCACCTCAGCATCATCAGTCCGCGGAAGAACCTTTAATTGCGTGATGCTTGACGAATTTGCCTTCGTTCCAAATAAACTAGCCAATGAATTCTTCCAATCAACCTTTCCGACAATTTCATCCGGTAACAGTACCAAGGTGCTTATTGTCTCCACACCGAAGGGTATGAATCTATTCTATGAGATGTGGTCAGATGCAATTAATGGAAAGAATGATTACATTCCAATTGATGTGAATTGGCAGAAAGTGCCGGGTCGCGATGAGGAATGGAAGGAAATGATGATTCGCAATACCTCCGAAGAGCAATTTTCACAAGAATTCGAGAGTGTTGACAGACAGACTCTTATACATATAGATGGTAATGAAACCACCATAGGAAAATTATATGATGAATTGTTATCCACTAACCAAGGTACAGTTGCAAATAGCAAGAGAACTTAAGTTTGGGTGAGAAAGACTATATGAATAAACCAACAGAAACATTAAGTAAATGCATTCTTTACCTGAATCAGTAGTATTGAACAGCAACCATAAAATTGACAGTCCGGAAGGTTTTGTTGATTTCCTTGGTGTGAACAAAATCACCAAAAACTCATATGTACACTTGGTTTTCTCCAATGGTTCCGAATTAAAATGTTCCGAAAACCACCCCATCATTACATTAGAGGGTCCGATAAAAGCAAAAAATCTTAAGAAAACAACCGAAGTGACAACCAAGACTGGTGGTTGCTTTGTTGTTTCCAAAAAAATCATCCGTAAACCAATTGAACTTTATGATATTGTCAATTCAGGTACACTGCATCAATATTATTCCAACGGAATTGTTTCACATAACTGTGACTTCCTTGGTTCCACACACACACTTATTTCCGGTTCCAAGTTAAAACAACTTAACTGGGAAAAACCAATTTCGGTTGAAGATAAAGATGAATCCGGACAATTGGATATCTATGAGCAACCTAAACCAGAACACACATATGTTACAGTTTGTGATGTTTCTCGTGGACAAGGACTGGATTATCAAGCATTCTCGGTGATTGATGTAACGGCAATTCCTTATATCCAAGTAGCCAAATATCGGAACAATAGACTTTCACCAATGACATATCCAAATCTCATTGAAAGAACCTCCAGAAAATACAACGATGCATATGTTCTCGTGGAAATCAATGATATAGGACAACAGGTGGTTGATATTCTTCACTATGATCTATCATATGAAAACCTGCTTAAAATGACTAACAAAGGTTCAAGTGGACAAAATGTGGCCAGTGGTTACGGAAGACAGGTGCTATTTGGTGTAAGAACCACAGTTTCCGTCAAAAGAATAGGTTGTTCCAATCTTAAATCACTTATAGAAGGCAACAAGCTGGTACTGAAAGACTTTGACACTATTTCCGAACTTTCCACATTTGTTTCCCAAAGAGAATCATATTCCGCGGAAGATGGATGTAATGATGATTTAGCCATGACACTGGTTCTTTTTGGATGGTTGATCAATCAGCGTGTATTCAAGGAAAGTGTTGGTACCGATATTCGAACCGTTCTGGAGAGAGAACAATATGAATCCATGCAAGCAGACTATCTTCCGGCACCTATAGTGGCAAATGGCATGGAAAACTACATGTTTCAAGATGATAACGGTACCGTATGGACCGAATAAATCAATTCAAAAGAGCCATTTTTATAAATAATAGAGAAGAAAAAGATTTGATCATTATCTGATATAATATAAAGGAGTCACTCTATTATGTTCCAACAGTCACCAGGTGTCAATTTTTCGGAAATTGACCTCACCACAGTTGTTCCGGGCGTAGGAACTACAGCAGCAGCATTTGCTGGCAAATTCAACTGGGGTCCAGTAGAAGAAATCATCACAATTAACAATGAACTAAATCTTGTGGACCGATTTGGTAAGCCAGACCAGAATACTTTCACCTCATTCTTCACCGTGTCTAACTTCCTTGCATATGCTGATACCATGCGTATGGTTCGTGCATCCAATACCTTCTGTGTCAATGCAACCTCGGCTAATTCAGCAGGTGTCTTGATCAAGAATCGTGGACATTATGAGGAAAACTTTGAACAGGGCAGCAATAACGGTGTATTTGCCACAAAGTATCCCGGTGATCTCGGAAACAGCATTGCGGTGGAAATGTTTGCATCCAATAACGTTTCGGAATTCAATACATGGGCATATAAGTCTTATTTTGATGAAGTGCCATCCACTTCTGATTATGTACTCGGTGTAAATGGTGTGAATGATGAGATGCATATTGTTGTTCTGGACCGCGGTGGCAAATTCACCGGTTCCGCAAATACTGTTCTGGAACGTTATGCATTTATCTCCAAGGCTTCTGATGCAGTGACTTCCGATGGTTCTTCTAACTATTACAAGAATGTCATCAATGATAGGTCCAAGTTTGTTTGGTGGATGAATCATCCGGCTAACACAAACTGGTCAGGTAATACTTCTCCGGGCACAACTTTCACCGCAATTTCACCATCCGTTTATAACATGTCCGGTGGTGTTACTTCTCAGCCAACAGATGCTGAACTTATCACCGCATATCGGTTATTCTCTAACAAGGATACCGTGGATATTTCACTGGTTGTTATGGGTGATGCAAACGTTTCCGTTGGTATTGATACCATTGCATGGACAGAAGAACGTCAGGATGCCGTGGTATTCCTCTCACCAAAGCGTACGGATGTTATTGATGCTTCTGGTTCAGAGGCTAACAATGTAATCACCACAAGAAACAGTTATTCATCTTCCTCCTATGCTTTCATGGATAATGCATGGAAGTATCAGTTTGATAAGTATAACAATGCTTACCGTTGGATTCCTTATAACGGTGATATTGCCGGTCTTGCTGTTCGAACAGATACACAACGGGATGCATGGTTCTCCTTTGCTGGATTTAATCGCGGTAACATCAAGAATGTGATCAAGTCATCTTGGAATCCAAGCAAGACTGACCGTGACTCACTTTATTCCAAGGGTGTTAATCCAATTGTTTCATTCCCAGGTGAAGGTACAGTCCTTTATGGTGACAAGACAATGCTAGCAAAACCATCTGCATTTGATCGCATCAATGTCAGACGTTTGTTTATTGTTCTGGAAAAGGCAATTTCACGTGCAGCAAAATATTCATTGTTTGAATTCAATGATGAATTTACGCGAGCACAGTTCGTCAATCTGGTGGAACCTTTCCTCCGTGACGTGAAAGGTCGCCGTG